AATCATATACGACACCCTTGCGCCGGTGGCTGCGGAATTAGCACAACAGAGCATTGTAGCGACGATTTTTCAAGAGCAGGTGTCAATATTGTCAGCCGTCGGCGTCAATCTGGAAAATCTGGCTGCTAATCACGGCATCACAAGAAATCAGGCAACCAGGGCGATCAGGATCGGCGAAATGGCTGATACGGATGGAAATCCCATTGATCTGACCGTCGGGAGCCGCTTTTCTGTCCCTGCGCTTTTTGGTGGGCAAATTTTCGTATTAATCGAAAGGTTTGAAGTCACAGGCCGCTGCCTATTGGAATGCGAAACTGCCGGCACTGTCGGAAATACATATTTGGGTCCCGTTTTGCCGCTGTTTACCATTAATAACCTGGGTTCCGCTGCCATCACCGGAACATATACGCCGGGAGAAGACACGGAAACCGACAAGGAGTTAAGAAAGCGCATAATTGAAAGAATTAACAATCGTGCATTCGGCGGCAATGTTTCCGATTACAAGCAGTTTACAACAGCTATTCCGGGTGTCGGGGCAGCCAAAATATTTCCAGTCTGGGACGGTGGCGGCACGGTGATGGTATCCATTATTGATGCGGAATATAACCCAGCCACGAGCGAATTCATCAACGTTGTGCAGACTGCAATAGACCCTATCCCGAACAGCGGAGAAGGACTTGGAATAGCCCCGATTGGGCATCGGGTGACAGTTGTAACGCCTGACAAATTAAGCATCAATATAACGGCTTCTGTTAATTTGCAAACCGGCTACACGATTGGCCAATTACAATCATTGATCGAAGATGCTTTGCTTGAATACATATTGGAAGTGCGAAAACAGTGGTCTGATTCAGATGGCTTATCAATATTTGTCGCGCGCATAACATCCGCAATAATCAGTCTGCCGGGAATCAACAATGTCACAAATGTATTAATCAATGGTTCGCCGACGGATTTAAACATTCAGCAATCGCCCTTGTCTCAACACCTGCCGGTACTCGAAAGTGTGGTGATTAATTAATGTTAAGGGATTTTTACAACCGCATCTACGATGACAACATAGATATTCAGGAAATCATTAATGCGATTCAGCCAGAATTAGACGCATTATCGGAATCTGCGGAAAATTCATTCCGTGATGCATTTCCGATAATAGCCACAGAACGGGGTGTTTTACAGTGGGAAAATGCCTTAAGCATAATTTCCGATCCGTTGACCGAAACGCTGGATTTTAGACGTGGCCGGATACTGAACAGGTTGATTAGCGATATCCCGTATACAGAAACGGCATTGCGGGATATCATGAATAATATCATGGGATCTGGTGGGTGGTCTTATGAATTGAATTATCGTGCACATACATTGAATATCGCCAGTTTGAGACATGGGAAAAACTGGGTAAATGAAGTGAAGATAACGATTGACAAGATTATTCCGGCAAATCTGGTGTATGCACTCGTTATCAGATACAATCAGCACCAAGCGCTAAGCGATTACACGCATGGGTTCCTGGGGCAATTCACGCATCTTAAAATCAGAGAGGAGGACTTGGGATAATGGCGAGCTTTACGGAAAACTACAATTTGATCAAGCCGGGACAAGAAGACATTTACAACATCGGCGATTTTAATGATAATGCCGATATCATTGATGCAGAATTGAAAGATAGAGTACTGAGAACCGGTGATATTTCCAATACGCAAATAACGACATTTGACACAATCACCGGAGAATTTCCCGTACCAGCAGCGGGCGAAACGACAAGAACAGTCGCTGGCAAAATCCGAAAATTCATTCAAGATTTTAACAGTTTCAAGACTGGCATTCTTACGGTGAGCATGCTGGTTAATAATGCCGTCACTAATAACTCACAGTTGCCAGTGTCGGCGGCGGTGGCCAAAGTGTTGCAGGATCAAGTCACTAAATTAAATAGTGATTTAACTACGGTAAATACTTATACTTTGACCCCTTCAAATTTTGGAATACCGCTGTATTATCGTACCCTTGGACCATGTAAATCCATTTCCGCAGCCGGTACCCATACCGTTGAATGGGTGGCAGGAACTACTTATGGGGTTGCTACTGTCGGCGGCATGTGGGCGTCGTCTTATTCGTGGAGCAAGCGTATTGTGTACAAAACATCAAATGTCCAGCATTATGCAGTTCTCGCAATGGGAACGGATGGCACTCTGTTCATTACACCAGAAACCGTTGGCAGTGGCGGTACGTTACGAATTCATGAGGTGTATTTCTAATAATCATTAGTTAGGAACAATGTTTATCGCATGTAGTAACGGCACCGTCGTTATTATATTTGGCAAATCGTATAGCATAATTGTTCCGTCTGCGTCTGTTTAACGTGGAAAGGAAAGGAGCATAAAAATGGAAAAGATTAAAATCGAAAGCAATGGTAAATTATACGAAATTGAGAGCATTTATCCGCAGACGCCAAATATTATGCAAATCATTTTCGCTGACGAAGTTCCGGCAGAATGGGGAGATATCACATTATACACATCCGGCGACGAAGAAGCAACCACTATAACTGGATACGAAACAATATATCGGAACGATGGCCGAACGATATATCTTAGTAATGATGGCAGTATATACCAAGCACCTACCGACACACCACAGGAACCGCCGGAACCATACATACCAACCTTACCAGAACGGCGACTATCCAAATTGCAGGAGATAGCAGCGGCTTGTGCTATGGCTATTGCAGCTGGCTTTGACGTACAACTGACCGACGGCAACACAGAGCACTACAGCCTGACTGAGACAGACCAAATCAATTTGTCGGCAGCGGTGGCAGCGGTACAAGCTGGTGCACAGGTATACCCCTATCACGCAGACGGCACGCTATGTAAATTATACCAAGCAGCGGACATCGTAAGTATCGGCACGGCCGCGACAGAACACAAGCTATATCACACAACGTACTGTAATCACCTCAACGCGTGGATTCGTCGCGCTGAATCATTTGCGGAGCTTGACGCTATCAGTTATGGCGCAGCTTTGCCGGCCGATTTAGCAGATAACATGGCCGCCATTATTGCGGCAGTATCCGGAGGAGGCGCATGAAACAATCGATCAAGTGCTTAACCCTGCTACTTACCGGCGGCGGGCTGTATGTCGTAATTGAATTGCTCTGGCGTGGATACAGTCATTGGACTATGTTTGTCTTGGGCGGCATCTGTTTTGTCTGTCTGGGGTTGATTAATGAGATCATACCGTGGGAAATGCCACTCTGGCAGCAAATATTGGCTGGAACCTGTATCGTAACGGCCTTGGAGTTTTTGACCGGCTGTATTGTTAATCTGCGCTTCGGGTGGGCGATATGGGATTACGGCAATATGGCGGGAAATATTCTCGGTCAAGTATGTCCGCAATACATGATACTGTGGATGCCGGTATCGCTGGTCGGGATTATATTGGATGATTGGCTTCGGTATTGGTGGTTCGGACAGGAGCGGCCGCATTACAAATTAATATGAGCAACAATCCACCTGCCACCTGCGGGTGGTTATTTTATTTCATAAACGAAAGCGAGGAATTAAGAATGAGCAAAGAATGGGTAAAAGCAGCGGGCGTGAGAGCATTGAAAACCTTTTGCCAGACCGGCTTGACAATGATTACAATCGGACAGGCGGTGTCCGATGTTGATTGGCTTGGAATGCTGTCTATTTCGGCAGTAGCGGCGGTGGCTTCCGTGATGACATCGGTACTTACTGGCATGCCAGAAGTGACGGAATAATTGCGATATCGCAACTGCTGATTGGGTCGGGAATGTTCCGGCCCTTTTTGATCGGAGGATTATGTCACAAATATTCATAAAATTAATCGCTGAAGCTGCCCAAACTGACATGCAGACATCTGGCATCCTTGCAAGCGTCACAATCGCGCAGGCCTGTCTGGAATCGGCATATGGAACGAGTGAACTGGCGGTCATGGCAAGCAACCTATTCGGCATGAAAGCCACGCTGTCCGGGAACACATGGGCATCGGAATGGGACGGCAGCACATATAGCAAGGAAACCAAGGAGCAGGATTCTGCCGGCAATGAATACACGATCACGGCAGCCTTTCGCAAGTATCAATCGCTTGCGCAGTCCATCAAAAATCACAGTGATTACTTGTTGGGAGCCATGAACGGGAATAAATTGCGCTACGCTGGCCTTTCCGGCTGCACGGATTACCGGACAGCGGCACAGATTATCAAAGACGGCGGCTACGCGACTGATACGGCCTACGTGGACAAGCTATGCGCAGTCATTGAAAACAACAACCTGACTCAATACGATGGAGGGAAAACGATGAAAATATGTCTTGACGCAGGACATTACGGAAAATATAATCAGTCACCGGCAGACAACCGGTATTACGAATCAGACATGGCGTGGAAACTGACAGAGTTGCAAAAAAAGTACTTACAGCAACATGGATTTGAGGTCATTACCACGCGCACCAATCAGGCAACTGACAGGGATTTATATGATCGCGGAGCAGCATCCAAAGGTTGTGATCTATTCATCTCCAATCACTCAAATGCTGTAGCAAGCACAGTCAATTATAGTGTCGACTATCCCGCTGCTTATTGCGCTATAAATCACTCTGCGGACGCTGTAGGGCTTTTGCTGGCACAAGTGGTGGAAAGTTACATCGGAACCAAACAGGCCGCCAGAATCCAAAATAGAAGCGGCAATAACGGTGATTATTATGCTGTGCTTCGAGGGGCTACGGCAGTAGGAACGCCGGGGTTAATCCTGGAGCATTCGTTTCATACTAACACTGCCACAACGGCCTGGTTGCTTGATGATAATAACCTTGACCGGCTGGCACAGGCAGAAGCGTCCGCGATAGCAATGCATTACGGCGTTACCACAACAGTGAAATCCGGATGGATCGAGGAGAATGGTGGCTGGCGCTATTACAATGGCGACACGGGCAGTTATGTAGCTAACGATTGGGTGCTTGACGGTGGTAAGTGGTATTGGTTCGACGCTGCCGGAATGATGGTTGCGAACGTCTGGTATATGCATAACGGACACTGGTATTATCTGGGTGCAGACGGGGCCATGTTGAAAGGATTGCAGGATATTGGCGGGAAGTGGTACTATTTGAATGAGAATGGTGAAATGGCAACGGAGCCGGTCACGCTAACACCCGACAAAGACGGCGCATTGCAGTACCCGGGTATTGGATAACCTCTCGAATTCGATAGGTTTAAATAACCATTTTGTTAACATTAACAAAATGGTGTGGACATATCAGATAAAATAAACTATAATGGTGGTGACAACATGGACGTAGCTACAATATCATTGATAGGGATGTTCATTTCGGCCATAATTTCTATAGCATCGTTTGTGCGCAGCGGTTCGACGCGCTCAACCACGGAAGCTAGGGAAATGGGCAGGTTCGAGCAGAAACTTGATGGGCTTATTGTTGACGTGAAAGAGATAAAGAAGCAAAATCTTGAGAATGCAAAGGCGAATAGCCAAACAGAAGAGCGGTTCAAGACATTGTTTAATTGGAAAAATGATATCGACGGGAGGATTAAGGCGCTTGAGCGAGAATGATCTTGAAAGGTTAGAGGGGCAAATAGAGGGCATTAATTTCGCCACGGAGATACTGACGCAGCTCAAAGAAACCATAAGGCGGCAATGGATAACTATATTGATATTGGCCATATTGTTGTTCGCCTCGAATATGATCTGGCTATACGCATGGCAATCGTATGATTATGTATCATCTGTCGAAGCCACAGGAGTATATACGGCAGTAAATCAGAGCGGAAATATCGTAACGAGTGACATAACCGAAGAGCAATGGAAAGCATTTATGGAGTGGATAAATGGCAACGACGAAAATAACAAGAACCAGAACTAAAAAGAACAAGAATTCTAAAGGGACAAAAACGAAAAAGAAATAAATCCAAGGATGCTATTTACGGCATCCTCTATATTTGCTATTTTATAATTTTTGTGATATAATTTATACGCATGGATAGTGATTGCAACACGACAAGGCGGTAAATCCTAACCGCTTTCCATGCATTAATAATAGGATAAAGACGAAAGGATGGTTTTATTTTTATGCGAAAAAATATCGAAGAAATTTGGAAAGACATTGAAGGCTTTGATAATCTATATCAAATCAGCAATTGCGGACGGGTCAGAAGTCTTGATAGGATTGCTCACAATGGCCAAAGAATTAAAGGGAGAATATTAAAAACGAATTTGAATAAATGTGGCTATTATACTGTTAATTTGTATAAAAATAAAAAAGTGAAAACATGTACTATTCACCGATTAGTAGCTAATTCATTTATACCAAATCCAGGTAATCTCCCATGTGTAAATCATAAAAATGAAGATAAGAAAAATAATTATGATTTTAATCTTGAATGGTGTACAGTTAAGTATAATAATATATATGGCACACGTATTCAAAAAGTAATTTCCAGTACGGATTATAAAAAAGCCGGATTAAAAATATCAGTTAAACTAAATCAATATGATAAATCTGGCAAATTTATTAAAAAATGGGATGGAGCAAGAATTGCCGAAAGAGAATTAAATATAGACCATAGTCGTATCACAAAATGTTGCAAAGGAAAGAAAAAGACAGCGGGTGGTTATATATGGAGATATGAAAATGATAATAATGAAATGGTTTTAAGTGACTATAAAGGAATGACTCATAAAAAGAAAGTCAATAAACTTGATGAAAAAGGAAATATAATTGACAAATACGAATCTGCATGCGAGGCGGCGCGAGCAAATTCATATAGAAAGGGTGCTGGTGGATCAATACTTAGATGTTGTAAAAATACAAAAAGTACAGCATATGGATATTATTGGGAATATGCAGAATAAGCAAATAAAATCAGGGATGCTAATAACGGCATCCTCTTTGAATGGAGCAATTTAATGGCCCAGCAACTCAAAATATGCGATTTTACAATGCCGGAGATTGAGCGGTTTCGTGAGCTATGCAATTTCACATCGGAGGAAATGGAGTTTTTCAACCTCCGGAGCCGGAACAAGAGTATCATAGAGATCACTTTCGCCATGAACATATCCAAATCCAAGGCAGATGTATTGTCTAAAAAAGTAAAATCGAAGATTGTAAGAGTTTTATAAAAGATAGCGGGTTCCAGTTGTCTGGTTCCCGCTATTTATTATTACCCTTCTTTGACTGTTAACTGTTGTATAACTTTCCCCTCCCAAATCGTTATATCTATTGATGTAACTTCCAGATTATTGTATATTTCGCTTTTCAAAAGCGGTACAACACTCCAGAAGCTGGCCGTGCTGTTTTTGACAACTTTTACCTCGTCAAATTTTGGTAATAATCTCATTATTTCCTTTACCGTCACGCGTTGCTCTTTAGTTGCTTTTCGTTGCCGCTCCAATAATTCTTCCTCCTCCTCGGTTCTGAAAACCTTGTCTAATTCAGACTTTCTCCATGATTTCACCTCTGCAAAACGCATATAGTCATGGTTGTCAAAATTATGATCCGCGCCATCCTTAAATTCTACCTGCGTAATTTCTTCAATCGGATCATCAGATCCGTCAACCATAACGTAATGGCCCTTTTCGTCCTTTTCCAAGCAGGATTTAATGGCTTCTTCCAGAGAATCAAATACCTCATATACATCATCACGCTCCTTGCCGAATGATGCTTCATAACGTCCGATGGCTAAAAATTTTCTCATATTATTATTTCCCTTCTCCCGCCGGTGCGGGTTTCCTCGCGCGGTTGTCCGCATTGGATTCGTCTTCATCGATCAGCCAAAACTTACCACTTTTTTCGACAGTTTTTAGAAAGCCTTTTTGTGCTTTCTGTCTGGCTGTGACATCGCTGATGCCGTTTTTACGTGCCCATTCCGATAATAATATTTTGCTCATATTTTACGCCTCTCCTTTCAATCCTTCCAGTTTAAATTTTGCATTTTCAAGCGCTTCTTTGGTGATACATGAAGGGATATAGCCCTCGCCGCCCTCATTTATCACATTGTTATAATTCTTGCGCCAAGCTGCATATTCCGCATTGGTCGGCAGCCATTTTTGCCCTTCTGCTTTTTCGATAAACTTGACCAGTTCTGCTTTTTCGGTTTCGAGCTTCTTCGCTTTTCGCTCTACGATATCCGTAAAGCTATTTTCAAAATCACTCATTGTCTGCGCGATACTATTGTAGATGTCTTCTGGCATTGTTATTATGCAAAACTGGCCATCGCTTCTGTGGCCTGCAACATAGTATCTTTCCCCGTTGGCGGTAACGTCTTCATCGGTCATAGTTATATATCCCGTTGCCGCGTCGCGCAGAACATTCCCACCGCAGTCTATTTCAAATAACCGGGAGCCATTAGCAGAGACCCTGGCGGTGAAAACGATTTTTGATTCGTGGGAAATGGTTCCACCCCAGCCATCGTCAATCACTTCATCGTAGGCAGCGCGGTATTCACATCCGAGAATATACTCGATCTTGCTCCCCCTTTTGGTTGTCCATGTAAATGTTTTGTCCTTTTTCATTTTTTCTTTCTCCTTTATATTTTTTAACACCATGACAATCTGTATTTTTTTATGTCCGTTACCCTGCTGATGTCGATGCAAGTCTCCTTGCATTCGCCGCCAACTATTTCGCACCAGTACAATTCATCTTCTTCCAGTTCAGCGGTGCCATACATGTAGCTGGTGTAGTCCTGCCAGCCCATGGATGATATTCTACTTAGCAGCCAATCAAGCGGATATTCAATATCGTCGAAGTATTCATAATTTTCGGGAAGAACAACGAAGCATTTTTCTCCTTGCAGGCTTGTTGTTTCGTTTCTATCATATACCCTCAATACCGTTCTTTTCATCGCTGTTCCCTCCGTTCTTTATCTTATACCTTATTATACCATCGATGCCGATGGTTTGTCAAGGGGTTTTTACGAATATTTCAAACTTTTTCACATCTGCCCTTGGTTATTTTGTCAAAGCGCTCCGGGTAAGCCTCTTTATACCATTCGAGAAAAGGCCCGTGCAGTTTTTCTTCCCCTGCTTCCCTCGCTGCCTTTGCCTCATCAAACGTGCCGAATGTTCCGAGGGAATACCACTTTCCTTTGAATCCAATTCCCGCACGATACTTCCCGGTCTTTTTATTCAGATACACGCCTCTTGCTCCGGTCGTGTTATTTTTGAACATTTTCTTTGACATGATTCTTGTCGCATTCGTATTATTCTCTAAGCCAAATGTCTCGACCGCCCTCATCGATGCCTTTTCGTTTTTTAAACATCCACAACTAAGCACGCGTCCTTTTTCCAAGCCCTGCCGTGCAATGGCCTTAGTTTTGCCACAGTCACATCTGCATTCCCACTTGTCTCGATATCCCCGCTCCCCCGTGGATGCCTTTTTTAGCACCGTCAGCCTGCCGAAACGTCTCCCTGTCAGGTCTTGATTGTGTACGACTTTTTTCTCGCCAGCTTTGTGTAATGCTTCTTTATGCAAGCAACCGCATGAGCGTGTATCTCCAATCAGCAGACTTCTTTCCCTGACGTTTATGGGTGGTTTTCCACATTCACATTCACATTGCCACATTCTTTTATAGTCTTTCGTTTTTTCATTCACCATCCCAATCACAGTCAATCTTCCGAATTTTTTGCCTGTCAAATCATTTTTGCAGTTTTGGGGGTGCCTGATAATTTCATTCTTCACTTTCATCCCTCGCTGGAATATATTACTGCGTCATCACTAATCATGACCTCACCGCCTACAACTTTTCCGGGCACCGAAAACGGGTATACGGAAAGATCAATAGTGCATTCGCCATCGTCCGTTATGTTATTCCCGGTTCTTCCGTCAACTGCATTCGCGCCGTCAAGAAGCATTTTTTGTTCCTCTGTCCGCAGGCTTCCCCATGTCAATCCTGCGTAATTCTTTGCGACTTCTCGCAAAAGATTGTCCGTATCAAGAAAATCCTCCATGCGGCATCCCAGCACCAGCGCAAGTTTATACAGCTTTTCGCCTGACATTCCCTCGATACGTTTCTGGCCTTGTTCAATATTGCGGATCAGGGAATAGGATACCCCTGCCGCTTTTGCAAGTCCGGACTGGGAGTATCCGGCCCGGATTCTTAACTCTTGTAATTTCATATTACACCTCAACCGTTCCGTGAGTGTAATTATTAGTTACACGATCATGATTTGTAGCGAAATACTTATAACCGATTACGCTGGCACTGTAAGACGTGATTTCGATGTCTTTCATGTTCCTCCCGGTTGCTTTCTTAACAATTCTTTTCATTTCGGTAATTTCTTTTGCTGTTGGTGTTCTCATAGTTTTATTCTCCTTTTATTGTGTGTTTTGTGCTCCTTAACTTAATACTAGTATAACACTATAGTGTTAGAATGTCAAGGGGTTTTTACAAATATTTTAAACTTTT